ATGATCTCCATCTTGTATTACACCCAAATCAATATTAAGTGATTCTTTATCTATTGTATTTGAGAATACTACTATATGTGAATATTTGTGTTTTGACCAACTATGATTAAAATAATTAAATCCTAATGCACTGTTGTTTACAATCTTACCATCATTATGTTCTTCAAATGTTATAAAAATATCACAATTCATAAAATCATGAACTTCTTTATCTACATGATCTTCCCATTCATATACATAAATTGGGATATACCAATCTCCACCCGTTGCTCTAGTTAATGTGTTTTCCCATTCCTTCACACCTGTGAATACTGCATTAAGTTGGTTTGAATTAAAATAATCTTCATCATATTCGGGTTCAAATATACAAGTTACAGGATTGTCATTATATCTAATATTTACTGCGTCAAAATAATCTGCAAAAGCAGCTTCCATAGTTACACCAATCATTAGTCCAACCATAGCAAATGCTAAGAAAAAAAGGAGAATGTATAGGTATTCCATATTATATACCTAAATTTTTTATATAAAAGCAGTCTATTCGTTTCTATGTTTAATTTGATCTGCTACTATAAATGCTGCTACAGGTGCAAGTAATATAACTGCTCCCTCAACATCTTTTACAATGTCTTTTGCAACTAACAGTGCAGAGATCAAACCATAAGAAATGATTCCTACATATCTTGTTGTCCACATATCAAAACCCCCATGATTCTATCAAATTAGAAGTAATATTTAAATGCTAGGTAAGTAGTCCATTATACTGAATAATCCTACAGCACCAATAATTGTGCCTAGTACGCCTACTGCCTTATTAAATTTTCGTTCAGAGTTTTCTCTTTCTAATGTGATATATGCGTCAATCTTCTCAATACGATTACATGTATCATCTAAACGTTCTTCGAACTTGTCGATTCGTTGAAAAAGACGATCTTCAATATCTACCATTGTTTAGTTTAAATAATAAAAAGATAAGGGAAGTTATTTACTAGTCTAACCTTATTGACTAATCTTGTTTGCTACTTAAGATAACGTAAGCGTTGCTGTCCAATATTCCTGCGTTGGTTCTATGTGTTGCAACTACAGAAACGGATTGGTTATCAATGTTCTTGTCAAACTCTAATTCGAGTTTTCTTCCTGAAGCAACTGCGAAAGCTTTGCCTTTAACCCACATTACATTTCTGTAAGAGTTATTTGCAGTTCGTAGTGTGTTTGTAACAAATAGATCGACACCTAAGTATCTTTCCAATCTACCTTGTTGTGAGATAGAAGGATCTCCGTTTTGTACAAATCTTGCTATGTCAGGATCAGAAATTAATGTTCTAAAAGCTCTTGGTGTGATTGCCAAGACAACGTTGCCCGGACTTACATCATAGCCTGCTTCTTCTAGTTTTTGACGACCAAACTCTACACCCTCTTTCAAGAACTCTCCAGCTGCGTCTTCGTCAGATGTTGATCCAACGTTTGCGCCTGTGTCAGCTCTCAAATGTTTGCCTGCAACAAAAGTGTTATATCCACTTGCTGCTGCAGCTGGTGCTGCGATATCTTTCAAGATAATACTTGCTTCGTCTTGGATAGCTCTTAGTCTTGCAGTAGAACGGATTGCTTCTAATAGACCACTTGGGTATTTTTCAATCTCTGTTTTCTTTACTACTTGACGGAAACCACGAGGGGTATCTGCTGCAACATCAATACTAGTTAAAGTATGGGTGCTTGCAGTAATGTCGCTTCCACCTTCAGTGATATCGCCAAATGCAGGGATATCAATCTTGTAGAAACGAACTTTGTCGTTGCCTTGCGGAATCTCTTTGAACTGTGTCCATTGTCTTACAGGTTTGACACTAATGCCACCCGGTAGAACAATGATATCTCTTTGAGCAGAAACGGTTGGGATAGTACCTGAAGTAGAAACTGCTTCTGTAACAGGAGAGTTTTCTTTTACAGTGTGGGCTTGATAAAAGTCCTCTTTGTCAATTTCAATGACAACACTGTTTCCTTTTAGCACTTTTTTGAGGTCTTCGACCTGTTGGTCAACACCTTCTTCAACGTAGCCTTTTGGAACTGCGTTTTCTTCAACCTTTGCTTTTGGAGAATAGTTCTCACGAATCTCATCTTGAATGGATTCTAGTTTGGCTTCAACCTTTGCATTAATATCTGTTTCAACATTGGTTTCCTCTGCTTTAGTTTCCTTAGAACAACCACAATCTTCTTGAGGTGCTGCTACTTGAGCGGTTGGTGCAGGAACAACTGCTTCAGGTGCTTTTGGAGCTTCTGGAGCTGGTGCTTCTGGAACACATTTACCGTCCTTGTAGGTTTGACCTTCAGGACATTGAGGTGCTTCTACTGGTTTTTCAGCAGGAACTTCCTTTGTATCTACAGTAACCTTTGTTTCGGTTTCTTCTGCCATGCTTATTTCTTTATTGGAAGTATTATTAGAAGTATTTTCACAATCACACTCTTCAAACTTAACTGATTCTGTTGTAAAGTATTCAATAACGTCTAAAGTAGCTTCAGGAATTCCCGGAGTTTCTACTATTGACATTTCTTTAAAATTTAATCCTAATGGAACGTTATAACATTTACCTTCATCATGACAAATACGTTCTTCTTTCTGTGGTTCTGCGCCTAGACTTACTTTAAATTCTTTATTTCCTAATTGTGATTCTATTGCTTCATTTTCTACTGTTGCTTCATAATTAATCTGCATTTTTTCCTCATCATACATAAGTTTTGCTGTACCAATGATACCTTCGTTGTCTTGGATATGATTCCATCTCAAAGGTACTGTTTTACCATCTGCTTTTGCTAATTCTTCTGGAAAATAGAAATTACCATTACGAGAAATACGAGGTAAAGCTAGTAAACCTGTAATTTTCTTCATAAAATGTTAATAACTATTAATTATTAATAGAAGTAATTAGTCTATGCTAGACTTTTTAGGTCGTCCACGAGGTTTTGGTATCTTTTCTTTGACTAAATCCTTCAATTCCTCTAGTTTTTCATCAAATTCTGTTGGTATTTGTTGATTTTGAAGGTCGTTTGTTGGTGTAACGCTTGTAATTGGTGGTTGATCTCCATCTTTTTCATCATCTAGGTCAATAATTGTATTCTTTTTGAGATAACCTCTTACTTCATCTCTTGTAATCGTTCCTTTTTCGAATAATTTCTGAATATCATCAGCAGATAACTCAAATTTACTCTCTGTTTCGAAAATAATGCTAACATCTGCCTTATCTGGATCAATTTTACTCATTTTTAGCATAGGATTAATGATTTCTACCTTGATTTGCTCGGATAATCGTCTTTGAATACGTTTAATCTTTCTTAAAACGACAGAATCGGTTGTTTCTGAAGAAGCTCTTGCTGTAAATCCTGCGTTAAACATCTGTAATGGGAATTGTGAACCGACTTCTATCACATCTTGCTGCAAATGCTCAATATATTTATCAAATTTGCTTGCAGGGTTAACTTCGAATACTTTTACATCAAATTCCTTATCTGTGAGTATTTTTGCACCCGGTTTAGCCTTTTTAAATGCGTCGGCTTGTTTTTCTATGAATTGTTCGCCTGCGTCAGCGAAATGAATCAACATCATAGGGCTAGCATAAGACTCAAAAATCTTAACCATAGCATTTTCTACTTTCCACATAGATTCTATTGGACTTGGTTCATAAACACCATCAATAAGTCTTCTTGAGGCTACAGATTGGAATAATCCTCTACCCCAAACCTCTCTATGCCTATTTGATAATTTGAAATGACATATATCTTTAGGTTTCAGTCTATTTTCTACACCATCTACCTCTTGTACATATTCTATTACTTTACCATGATCATCTCTAACAATCTCTTTTACTGTTGTAATATCAACTTCTACTAAATCTGCATACATTGGGAATTTCTCAAAAATAGCGTTTCCTGTTACTACTAGGGAATGTGTAGCGTCTTCTAATTTACGTTCAAATTGAGTTACTTTAAGCCATTTATCAATTTTCTTTTTTGCTTTGACATTTTGAGTTTTTATCTTTAATCCAGAACCTAAGATAAGTTGGACATAAGTATCACATGCTAATGATAATCTAGCGTCATGGTCATTGGTATAAAATAGGTCTTCAAAACTAACTTCAGGTTCAAATGTAAAATCTCTAAATCCACCATCAGAACTTCTAACCAAAGCACTACCATGCTCTTCGTTAATAACGGCTATTCTACCCTCTGTTACTTTTGGTTTAAATATTGCCAATAAACAATAAATGTTGGTAATTAATTAGAGAAGTATTAGGTAATTGTAGGCACGTTTCTTACGAGTAGTTCATCTGATCCTTTTATACCTACTGCAGATAGTCTTTCATCAGTCTTAGATAGTTGAATAACTACTCTGTATAATCCTGCGTCGTCTAGTTTGTTTATGGTTGGTTTATATCTCCAAGTACCATCTGAACCTGATACAATATCAGCGTCTTCCGATAATTGATACCAATCAGGTCTTTCTTTAGGATAAACCTTGATTTTAAGGGTATAAGATGATATATTTACTGCACTAGATAGTGCTTCATCACTATAAATTGTACCTGTAAGGGCTAGAGTATTATCATTAACATAATCTCCTGCTCCCCATGTTTTTTGGTCTAACTTAAGGTAATAAACCATACGGTATGTATAATCTAAATCAAAAAGAGAACTAATATACCACTTTGGCTACACCGCCACCCATTTTGTAGTACCAAAGACACATCAGAAAAGCGTCTCCAAGATCGAATGGGTTATGGTTGTTCTTATCAGGTGTTCCCTTTGTATTATATTTTATAGTCATAAGTTGAGATATCAACCTCTTCATTGTAGGGTGTATTCTAACATCTAATTTTGCTACTTTCTCTGAAGCGTTTGCTGTCATTTCTTTTCCTGATACTCTAAAGTTTAATCCAACAACATCAAACCCTAATTCTCTCAAATCTTTAATTAATTCGGGTCTTGATGAGTCAACCCGTATTTTCCTGATTTTATAGCTTTTAGCCAACGTTTTAATTTTTGAGAGTATTTGTGTGTATGAAGTTCGTTCAAAATCTTCTGCAAAAATTATGTGTGGTATCTTATTATACCTTTGTGCTATAACTATTCCAAAGTTTGAAGAACTGAATCCGGGATCGAGTGCCATTACTCTGTCATACGAATCGTCGTTTGGTTTAATAGGATAATCATCATTAGATACACCTTCTAGTGCTTCTGCACTAAATATGTCTCCAGAGTTTGAACCCCACTCTCCGCAATATTCTCTAGCAAAGGAACGTGCTTCCATAGCAGAATCTATAAACTCTTTATTGAATACACTTGTCTTTGTCTTCTTATCTTTCTTTAATCCCCATTCATAATAGAACTCTAATTTCTTGTAGATTGAATCTTTCTCTCCCATTATATCAAAAAAGAATCCTGCAGCTTCTTCTCCTGCTGTAGATACCCAAACTACCCAAGAGTTTGATTTACCAATGTAACGTTCTCCTACAGTTCTTACAATATTATCATCTCTAATTTTAAAGAAGGCTGCTTCGTCTCCAAAGAAACAAGAAATTTTTGGTTTACCCCTAGCAGAGTGAATGTTGTTTGAAGGATAACATTTAATTCTACTACCATTTACAATAAACTCATAAACCCCTGCGTCCTGATAGTCTATCTTATCTCTGATTAAATCCTTAGCCCTTTTAATAATATCCTGTGCCAAATCAACATTCGGTCCGGTTATAATTATGGCTTCTTTACCAAAGAAAAAATCATCAGTTAGTGATTTCCATACTAACCATCTAATCATGAATTCAGTAATACCTAACCCGGTAGCTTTGTATACTGCTAGACATTTCTCTTTTTCTAATTCATCTAGTAATATTTGCTCATATTCGTAAACAGGGTGGTATATATCATCACGTTCTGGACTTCCTACAAAATGCCAAAAACAACAGTCTTGTCTTTTAGATAGACTATTCTTACACCAAAATGGTTGCGGTACTACCGTTTGGTCAGAGTCGACTTCACTTAGAATAAGTTTCTTAGTATCTTCTGCTGCTAGTCCTTTAGGCAAATGACCCAACCCCAATAGTATAGCTCATAATCATTCAACGTTATCACTCTCCTTTTGCTCAAAAACAGAAGTATCTCCTACACCATCTCCCTGTGGTATTTCTTTGATAGTGGACAGTTTCTTCTTTCTTTCCATTTTTAATTTTTTAACTGCTAGTGGTAATTCAATATCTTGTAACATCTTCATTTTATCCAATCTAATCTCATGTCTTAACCTCATAAGTTTAATTCTTACATCTTCATCTTCTGTAGCCTTTATCATTTCATCTACGTCGTCTAGTTCATGATCAAATGAGTTTTGTAATCTTACAAACTCTGCTGTATATTTATCAATCGCGTCTTCTCCTATGAATTGTTCATATTCTGATTTAATTTTCTGTATATGGTAGTTTACACCGGGTACGGTAATGGTACCATATTTTCGTGTAAATTCTTGATCTTCGTTTAACTCTCTTGTTATACTAGATGGGCTTTTATGAAAGAATATATACAAATCTCTTATTTTACTTCTAACCTCATCTGTCCTTTTCTGCCTGTTGTTAAGCATAATCTTTATATTGAAACAATAGTAATATACCGTATGGAACGTATTTGTAAGAATATTGACTGTCAGAAGCCTTTTACCTTATTTGATAAGTATGCAAAATCTAGCAAGCCTTCAAAACATTTCTATTGTATTAATTGCAGAAAACACCCTTCCAAAGTAACAATAAAATGTGTTGGTTGTGAGAAACGGTTTCAACCTTTAAAATTATCTCAAGTTTACTGTGAATTAAACTGTAAGGTTCGTATATCTAACCGTCGTGCTTATAACAGGAATAGGTTAAGAAGGGCAAAGATTGTACATTGTAAATTCTGTAGTATTGAAATACCACCTACAGATGTACCTAGAAATAGGATATGTAAACTATGTGAGGAAGGGTTTATTAAGAGATTGAGCGATATGAAATGTATGTTGTGTGGGGTTAAAGTTAAAAGTAAAATGTATTGTTCTGGAAAATGTAGAGCGTATTCACAATTAGTTTTATCGAGGAATAAGAAAAATGACGGTGTGTTGTAATGAAAATTGGGGAGACGAAGTGTTAATTTGCCTGAAGTGCAACAAGAGACTAAGGAAGGAGAAGGTTTTTACTTTATAAAGGTGGAGATAAATGATGGAACAACGTCATTCAACAAAGACAAAACAATCACACTCTCGTCAAAAGACGAAAACTGCGAAAAGCTCCTCAAACTCGCAGAACATTATTTGTCCTAGATGTGCTTTCGAAATGGGGGAATTATCTGCTTGTCATTTAAGGTGTACTAACTGTGGTGCTGAAATGGACTGTTCTGACAAAGGTAGTGTTTGGTAATGGTTAGAGATAATAAGGAAGAATTAATGAGGATATTAACATTATTAATAGATAAATATGAGCATAATGATACTGCTGTAAAGGAATTAGCAGGGGAGATGGCTATATTGGCAAAGGAATTAAAAACTACAATAGAATTTACTAAACTTTCAGATGTTAATTGTATTAAAGATTTACTAGCAAATGTTTTAAATGTTTCAGTAGGAGATGATAAATAATGGGGTTTGGTAACTTATTTGGATTATTAAAAGAACAGGATTATGACCTTCCTGATCCTAATGTTGTTCAGGCTAGACTACATGAATTAGAGAAACAAATGCTTACTGCTACAGGTTCGGAATATACTAAATTAGTCTATACTGTAGCAAACACTATGCAGTTACTTAGAATTTGCCGTTCTGCTAGGAAAAAGGGTGGTAAATGGGTGTGGGTTGACATTGATTAGTGATAGAGAGAAAATAGCATGGGTTTTTGGCTATTTGAAGGCTAATTTCGATATATTTGTAGAACAGGGTGCTAATGCTAATCACATGAGTGATACACTACAGGCACTTACTATAGAGGTGTTAAAAATATTAGGTATTAAAGACGCCATGTTGATTAACCATACTATAATGGAGATGGACTCTATTGATATGGAATTAGCAGTTAGAAGGGCTTTACAGAAGGCAGAGGACGAGTCAGATGGTAAGAGGTTTACCGCTGTATTTTAAGATTGTTGCCCTTGTGGCAACGATCCTTTTTTTCGTTCCTAGTGCAGAGGGTTGTTTCATTCCAAAGTCCGATATTAAGGACACTGGTTCTCAATGGGTAAGAGATAGATATGACTCTTCTAATTGGGAAAGAGAAGATAATATATTTAATCCTAAAAACTTTGATTTTTGTAAGGCTTCAGGTTGGTGTTAATGAGTATTCAACCATGTCCTAAATGTAAGGCTACTAAAGGTTGGGAATGGATTTGGGGTAAAAATGATGGACATTCTACAGGGTATTCCAAATGTAAGGGTTGTGGTGCTAAGTTTTAATGGACGTTAGAATTATCCCTAGAGAACAGGCTAAACCATTCGTTGAGAAACACCATTATACTCAATCATTAGGTAAGGCTTCTCTAATTACAGGTATGTTTCAAAAGGACATTCTAGTGGGTGTAATCACTTTTGGTCAAGTCAGCGGTAGGCTTTTAGCCCAATCTATCTGGGAAGGTGGTAATCAATCAAACACCTTTGAGTTTCTTAGAATGTGTGTCTTAGATGAATGTATAACACCTAGAACCTTTTTTATCTCAAAGTCCATTAAAATACTTAGACAGAAATTTCCACAAATCAAATGTTTGGTGTCTTTTGCAGATCAAACAGAAGGTCATATTGGTACTGTATATCAGGCTGCTAGTTGGTTATATTGTGGTCAAACAGGACGTAAATACCACTATATAAAGGACGGAGAAAGGGTCAATAAAAGGGTGGTTTGGGATCTATCAAAGAAAGAGGGTCTAAAAGAGAAAGAATGTGCAGATAAGCATGGGTATGAAAAGGTTCCTGAATTACCTAAATTTAGATATGTTTTTCCTTTAAAGCCTGTAAAACTGAAATTAAAGGTTTTAGATTATCCTAAGAGTGCTACTTAGCTACGGTAGTCCTTCCCATAGGGATATGCAAGCTCACACCACACTCTTAATAATAACACTTAATAACTATTAATAACTATTAATTATTAACCTTTTTTTTGGGCAGGAATAATATCTTGGGTTTATAAGATACCAGTGTATATATATCCTATGAAATGTGGATTATGCGAAGAATTAGCCTCTTTTCACATACAAGTGGATAAGAACACCCACCATTTATGTCGAAAACACATGGAAGAGCATAGCCGTTCAGGCAAACGCTATGAGATAATATGGAGAAAGGCTTCCGAACTCATGAAGGACTAACCGCCCATTTTTCGAGATTTTTTCTCGGTTTTTAAAAAGGGGGGGCGCGCCTTGTATATAAGTGTATCTGTCGGTCGCTTTTTTTTATAAGTACCGTACTTTACCGTACCGAATCCGAAACAAATAAATAAGGCGCGCTACGCAGAAATGCTGCCCGATTGTTAATTTTTTTTGTACCGTACTTTGCGGTACTGGTACCGTAATTTACAGTACGCGTACCGTTCGGAACGGTACCGTTAGTCACTAGGCGACGGTGCGGTTATGCACTAGTTTTCAGGAATCATAAAGCAAAGAAAAAGGCGCGCGGATTTATTCCATAAAGCAAGGGAAGTAATTCACAGGCGCGTTTATTGCTGTCGTTTGAGTGAGACTTAGAGAATAATATGATTAATCTTAACCATTAATATCAATGGTATGAATGGTATGAATGTGATGATTAAATAGATTCGAATATCCTATAGGGTTATGAATAGAGATTTAATTCCAGTACAATATCTCCGCCCAAAGTTAAGTAATACTTAATCAGTATATATAATATAGCATAATATTCTAAAATTGTGATACATGACTATATATAGTGATATAGGTAAATTCCTACATGCCAAAAGTTAATTCAGAACTAATGGAAAACGAACATTTTCAAAAAATGTTTGTTCAAAAATTCGGCGTTGAGCCAACCGTATATTTCAACAAATACGGCGAAAACTACAACGCTATTGAATTCGGAATTGATGACAATGGCAATTTGAGAGCATTAGTTCGCTCTGATATTGCAGAACTAGTTTGTAAGAAACTAGAGTATAACGTCAGTTCTTCGAATTCTAGACAATTCAGAAATCTATCCCGCTCAAGATGCGGAGACTCTGAAACCCTTCAAGAATTTTTTAACAAAACCAGCGCACCAATTGAGGGCGGTTCACAAAACCTCATGGTTAACGGACAGCCAAATCTCAACGTTTTGAGATTCAACAAAGTTGGAGAAAAAAACGGACAACGTGTAACCTTCAAAGGCGTCTACATGCTCGAGGACGTGAAAACATGGGCAAATACAGCACGCGATTTAATCGCAAAATGTCAACGTGAATTACTCACTGAGGTCTTTCAAGAATTCAGCGGAGTTTTGAAAATTCACGTAACATCAAAAATCGAATATGTTGACGAGGTGCAAAACTCATGAGCCAACAAATTCACAACCAAGAAACCGTAAGAACTGAAATCTCTGAAATTATGGAATACATAACAACAGAGTTTGAAGGTGCTTTGGACTATTGGAAAACACAAAACAATAATCCAGAAAATTATTTCAACACTGGATTAGAAAAATTCGATTTTGAAACTTTGCACAGCGAAGGTTCAGAATTAAAACAAAAAGTTGACCGTTTAGTAATTCTAATTGGTCAACTTGAATTCAAAAATATTTTTGCAACCAACCAAGAATTTGAAGGAAGAATGGAACATGACTTTGCAAACAGTTTCATGAATCCACATTCTGACCCTTCTGTTTATGTTGACAGAAGAGACGGCGAACATTCAGAAAACGAATTCGATAGAAACAGATTAACCAAATCTGTAAAAGACTGGAGAGAATTTTTAACTCAAGTCTATACAAACGGAAATTTAAGGAGCAACAAAAGCGGTTCAAGTCATTTACACGTAAGTGTAAAAACTGACGCCATGTACAGCACCTTAACAAACAAGGCATTTTTCGATACCTTGTGCAACTTTTTGTACGTCTTTGGCAAAATGTACAAAACAACAAACGCGGAATTTTACAACAGATTGTGCGGAAATGGAGAACACGATAACGGCTCTTACTGGTGTTTCTCACAATATGACGAGAGCGCAGTACGTGCAGGAATAAGACAAGCAAACAAAATCGGCGGACGCTCTGCAGAAGATGGACACCCATTAAGGTACAGATACGTAAATTATCCATATGCCTTGCATGGTACCGTAGAAATTCGCGGTTTGCCACACTTCAAAAGCGAAAAACTTTGTACAGATATGGATTGTGCAATATTCGCTTTCATTGAAACATGGGTCGACAAGGTACAGAAAGAAACCAAAATGCCAAAGGTTCGTTTACATTCTGCACCAACAAAACAAAGAACTGACAGAAGTTTCAGTACAGAAACAACGGAGATGATTTTGTAAATTGTGCGTTATCTCTTGTTTCAAAACTGTACCAACCATTGAAGATTTGGAATCAATGGTTGAGACTAACCCACATGGCAACGGGTTTTCAATACGCACCAAACGAAACACGATTGAATTTTTTAAGGGTCGTGATTTATCTCCTAAAGCAATTTTAGAGATAATAGAAAAGGAAGGATTCAAGCAAGGAGACAAAATAGAATTTGTTTTCCATGCTCGCATAACTTCACACGGTTCAACATGTAACGAACTTGAATGTAGTTATAAAAATCCAAATCCAAAACACCTTTGTGGCTGTCATGGATTCGTGTTAAGCGAAGATATGCAAAACCCACAACGCGCAACACTTGAGAAAAACGGTATAATTCTTTACCATAACGGTACAATGAATTTTACCGAACTAAAACGCATGGCACAAGAAATAATATCCATCAAGAAAAATCGCGGTGTAGATATGAACGCCAAAGTTGAAAACTTGGTAAGTGATACAAACGCGCTCGCTTA